GCCGCAGTATAAACTAGGACGTTGGGATGGCAAAGTTGCTTTCTTTGGTATCGGCGGCAGTGGGTATGTTAATCACTTAGACGTAGTACAACGTGTGCTTACAAAGAACAATGTTGAAATTGCGGACATCGATGACAGGCGGACACACATTAATTTAAACTTTAAACCAGTAACAGAAACATACTGGAAAGATCAAGGTGTTGTATGGCCGGAAGGTCATCCAGCAGAAGGCGAAGATATTATTCTTCGTGACTACCAAGTTGAGGCAATCAACACGTTTATTGCTAATCCACAGAGTCTCCAGCAAATTGCTACAGGCGCAGGTAAGACAATTACAACTGCTACGTTATCACATCTCAGTGAACCTTATGGGCGTAGTCTTGTTATTGTCCCTAATAAGTCCTTGGTCGAGCAAACAGAAGAAGACTATATCAACTGTGGATTAGACGTAGGGGTATACTTTGGAGACAGAAAGAACCTAGGTAAGACTCACACTATTTGTACTTGGCAGAGTTTGAATATACTCGACAAGAAGAATAAGGATGGCTCAGCAGTGTTATCACTTGCAGAGTTCCTAGAAGGTGTAAGCACTGTTATTGTTGACGAAGTACACATGGCGAAAGCAGAGGTTCTTAAAAACTTGCTTACTCGCAACCTACGTAACGCTCCAATCCGCTGGGGTCTTACTGGCACAGTACCTAGAGAAAAGTTTGAGTTTGAAAGTATTCATGCAAGCCTAGGTCCAGTTGTCGGAAGCATTACAGCAAAGTCACTACAAGATCAAGGAGTACTATCAGCATGCCATGTTAACGTAGTACAACTAATTGATGTTGTAGCACACGGCGATTATCAAGGCGAATTAAAATACTTAACATCAGACCCTGCACGTTTAGCATACATTGCTAGTATGATGAACAGTGTATCACAAACAGGCAACACACTAATCTTAGTAGACAGGATTAGTGCAGGCGAAACACTAGCAGAACTTATACCTAATAGCACTTTCGTAAGTGGTGCTGTTAAAGTAAAAGATAGAAAGGAAACTTATGATACAATTCGTGAAGGAACGAATGAAGTTATTATTGCAACTTATGGCGTTGCAGCAGTGGGTCTTAATATACCTCGTATTTTTAATCTTGTGCTGCTGGAGCCTGGCAAAAGTTTTGTAAGAGTTATACAGTCTATAGGCAGGGGCGTTCGTAAGGCAAAAGACAAAGACTTCGTACAAATATGGGACTTGACATCGACATGCAAGTTTGCGAAGCGACACTTAACTCAGCGTAAGAAATTTTACAAAGAAGCAGAGTACCCATTTACAATTGAGAAAGTGGACTGGAATTAAATTATGAGAATATTAACATTAGAAAATGAGTGCTTTAACTTAGACGACTTACCTGAAACAATAGAAGACGATGTACGTTTTAGTGTACTAGATAATAGTAACCCTAAAGAGCCGGACTTCTTTTTTGTTCCATTAATTTTCTTAGAATCATTCAGCGCACCTGCAATGGTATTGGACATTGGCGGGCACGAAGTAACAATGCCAGTTGATTGGAGTGTTGCGGTTGGTTGTAGTGAAAGCGGAAACGATTTAGAAGTACTACCGTTAACTAGTATTAATGATAGAGGATTCGAAGCATTTTTGTTTAATCCTTTAACTAGTTTTAAAACAGACTTTGCAGAAATTAAGATAGTAAATTTTTACACAGATGTAAAATGGTATTTTCCTAAAATGAAAAACGGACAATTATTAAGTGTTCCGATTAGAGAAGGGAAGTCCCCGTTGTGTGCATACTTTGTAAAAGATATTAGTCGTCAATGCGAAGTTATAGAATATAGCCTATTAATGTAAAGGAATAAAGATGGGAATTAAAGCAGGCAAAATATGGGGTGGAACAGAACTAATCCACGCCAACGGTGTACTAGAGTTTCACCGTATTAATTTTAACGCAGGATACAAGTGTTCAGAACACGCACACGAATTTAAATGGAACGGATTCTTTGTTGAATCAGGCAAGATGATTGTTCGAGTTTGGCAAGATGATCAAGGACTAGTTGACGAAACTATTCTTGAAGCCGGCGACTTTACACAAGTGAAGCCTGGCAAGATCCATCAGTTTGAAGGACTAGAAGACGGTGTTGCATTTGAGTTGTATTGGGCAGAGTTCAATCACGATGATATTGTAAGACGTACAAGCGGCACAGAAGTAAAAGGAAAAACGTAAATTGGATATTATTTTCATCGCAGTAGGGTTTTCAGCTTTAGTAGGTTACTGGGCTAACAACTGGGGACGCAATGGATGGCTTTGGTTTTTTATTGCCCTACTGATTTCACCTCTTATTACAGCAATCGTTCTGTTGTTTATGGGGCGTGACGGAACAGCAAAAGCAGAAAGAGAGTCTGCTGATATTGAAGCCGAAGCACAACGACTTGCAGCTATTGAAAAGCGCAAAGCAGAGCTAATGGACAAGTAATGTGGGTGATCTAATACCAAATGAAGCATTGATATATGAGCGTAGCGACGGTGTTGTCTACGCTCGTTATCAAAACAAACCTGAGATTGAACGTTGGATAATAGGTGGCGATCCTGCAGGTGTAGCAAGAGCACAAGGCGACTTGTTAAACTATGCAGAGTGGCAAGAACTATGTAAACTGAGTTTAGAATACCCTACGTTAAGAAAGTTGTTAGATACGCTAGTGACAACTTATTATACAGTTAAGGAGCACAAATGAAATATGAAAACTGGGATATAGGCGGCGATGTTGTCAAAGACGATAATCGTTATATTGTAAAAGATAATACAAAACTAACTAATTTAGTTGTAAGTAGTACATTGTTAGCAGCCAAACAAACCACAACAGGACATAGGCACGCCGGACAAGAAGAAGTGTATATGTTTGTAAGTGGCAGCGGACAAATGGAACTTGATCATAAAATATTTGATGTAACAGCAGGCGACACTGTTCTTATTGAAGACGGTGTATTTCATAAAGTGCATAATACAACAGACTTTGGTTTAAAATTTATTTGTGTATTTGACGGTGGAAGGAATCACTAATGAGAATTATAGCAGGACCTTGTCAACACGAAGGACTAGCACAGAGTGCAGAGATTGCTCGAGAGTGCAAGCGTGTGTGTGACAAGTATGGCATCGAGTATTATTTCAAAGCAAGTTACGACAAAGCCAATCGCTCAAGTATGCAAGGTGTACGTGGCATGGGCCTAGAAGCTACGCTCACAGACTTCCTTGCACTCAAAGTGACGCTCGGTGTTAAAACACTAACCGATGTACACGACTGTGTACAACTAAATCGCATCGAAAGAGAATTCAAAGATGCAGTCGATGTCTATCAGATTCCTGCATTTCTTTGTAGACAAACTGACCTAGTACAGGCAGCGTGTGCTACAGATAAAATTGTTAATATTAAAAAAGGACAGTTCTTAGCACCGTGGGATATGAAAGGTATACTAAGTAAGTGTGAAGATGCTAAAGAACTTTGGATAACTGAAAGGGGTACTAGTTTTGGATATAACAATCTTGTCGTTGACTATACTGGTCTTATGTATATGCTTGACACTTATGAACATCCTATTGTTTTTGATGTTACGCACTCTGTCCAAAAGCCCGGAGGATTTGGGTCTAGTTCAGGTGGTAACCGTGATTACGTCCCTGGGTTGGCTCGTGCTGGGAGCGCTCTTGGCATCCAATCTTTTTTCTTGGAAGTCCATCCTGACCCTGATCTAGCACCTAGTGACGGCCCGAACATGTTGCGTTTAGAAGATTTTGAAAGGACAGTAGATGAAATCCACCGCTATTCTTATACCCGCTAGATACGGTAGCACACGCTATCCTGGAAAGCCGCTTGCATTGTTAGATGGCGTGCCTATGATAAAGCGTGTGTATGACGCTTGTATTGCGTCTAACCTACCAACATATTTGCTTACTGACAATCAAGAAATATATAATATGATGGGCGCAGGCAAATGCATTATAGATCTAGAAGATTATGAAAACGGCACAGAACGATGTGCTGGTGCTGTAGCAATGCGTACACTTGACGAGTTTGATTACTTTGTTAATGTACAAGGCGATATGCCTGATGTTACAGTTGAGATGATTGAAAAGTGTGTGTCTAGTCTTGCTCACTATCCTGTAAGCACAGTGTTTGCAAAGATGTCAGAAGAAGAACAAAACAATCCTAATTCAGTTAAGATGGTACGGGCAGGGGACCAAGCATTATGGTTTGGCAGAGGTATGACAGGCTACGGTGAATGGCACTTAGGAGTATACGGTTATCGTAAGAACGCACTACAATGTTATCCAAACTTGCAAATTGAAAAAGAAGAACGCATTGAAAAACTTGAACAACTACGCTGGCTAAAAAACGGTTGGCAAATTGGTTGTTTGAGTGTATACTTTAATGGAGTAGAGATTAATTCACCAGAGGACGTTGACACATGGCAGCAGAAAAGATCGCAATAAAAGAAATCCTCAGTTGGATTGACAATGGCGAAAGTGCAATATGGGATCAGTTAGAAGATGAACATAAAAAGCAAATTAGTTTTTGGTTGTTGAATAGATATGTCAGCGGCATACAAGGCAGTCGTGACAAACAAGAACTTGCTGTGTTTAAGACTAACGAATACTACAACAAGCACTTTAATGATATCGGAGTAAGCAAAGACAAAGGTCATCCAAAGTTACTGTGGCAGTTGTTGTGTATGAGTGGCAACACAGGTAAGAATGAATTCCATCCTTGGATTGGTTTTAAGAAACGTGACGGTAGCACAGGCAAGGCAATGCAACTATTAGAAAAACTATATCCAAACATGAAAACAGACGAGGTTGAATTACTTGCTAGAATATCTACAAAAAAAGAACTCAAAGCACTTGCAGAGGAACATGAAATTGCAATCAAGCTCTAAGCCATACAAGTGCGAATACTGCGGAAGTAGTTATGTAAGAGAAAGTACTCTTATGGCGCATGTGTGTGAAAAGAAACGCAGAGCATTGCAAAAGGATGAGCGCAGGGTACGCTTGGGGTTTTACGCATTTAATCAATTTTATAAATTAAGTGCTGGCGCAAAGAAAGATAAAACCTATGAAGAGTTTTGCAAAAGCAGTTACTACAATGCGTTTGTAAAGTTTGGTAGTTTTGTATCCAATGTAAAGCCGTTGTATCCTGAGAAGTATATTAACCATGTTGTAACCAGCGGAGTTAAACTTGATCATTGGTGCAGAGAAGAAATGTATGAAACATATGCAACCGATCTTATTAAGAAGGAAGGTGTTGAAACTGCACTAGAACGCAGTGTTGAAACTATGGTCGAATGGGCTGCTGAAAACAACAGCGTATGGAATCATTATTTTTTATATGCTTCGCCTAATAGAGCAGTGTGGCATATTAAGGATGGAAAGATTAGTCCTTGGCTGATGCTTAACTGTAAGAGCGGCAAAGAAATGCTAGGTAATTTTAATGATGAACAACTAGGTATGATATATAATATCGTAGACCCAAAGCATTGGGGTGTAAGATTTAAACGACAAACAGTAGATGTACAATTAGTTAAAGACGTTGTAAAGGAAAGTAAACTATGAAATTATTATTTCACCCAGATGAATTTTTAAGCAAACAAGTCAAAGCAGTTGATTTAGAAGATCCTGGATTTGATCCTGTAGAACTTAAAAAAGAAATGACAGAACTTATGCTTGCTAGTAATGGCATTGGACTTAGTGCCAATCAAGTTGGACTGGATGCACAAGTATTTGTTATGGGAGACAGTGTAGAAAATAGTACAATATGTATTAATCCTACTGTGCTACAATACACAGAAGAAACTGTAGACGATGTTGAAGGCTGTTTAAGTTTTCCAAATATTTTTGTTAAAATTAAACGCCCTAAAGAAATACTTGCAGAATGGTATGATGAAAACTTAGAAAAGCAAACTGTAAAGATTGAAGGCTATAGTGCCAAGTGTTACTTGCACGAACTAGATCATTTGCTGGGCATTACGTTTAAGGATCGTGCAAGCAAACTTAAATGGAATATGGCAACTAAAAAGGCAAGAAAATATGCCTGATATTGATATTGACTTTGCAGACAGAGATATTATATTATCTCAGATTGAACATCGTGTGGCAAAGTTAAACACAGGCAAGAAGCACAACACCGGAGTCTACGCAACAGAGATTCCGCACAACCCTATTGACAACTTGGCTACGGTTGAACATAAGGCAGCAGACGAACGTGGCTATTTTAAATTAGACTTCCTTAACGTAAGCATCTATAAAGACGTTAAGGATAATGAACACTTAACACAATTAATGGAAAGAGAACCCCTATGGCAACTTCTGGAACACACGGACTTCAGCGACAAAGTCTTTCATCTGAACGGGCACGGCGCACTCTTGCAGCAATTGAAGCCTACTTCGGTAGAGCAATTGGCGGCAACATTAGCGATCATTCGACCAGCGATGAGGCACCTGAGTGGAAGCAATTGGAATTTGATTTTTCAAGAAGTGTGGACAAAGCCGACTGACGGAGGATACTACTTCAAGAAGGCCCATGCAGTGAGCTACGCAATGGCTTGTGTAGTACATATGAATTTGTTATGTGAACAGATTAGTTCTTAGGACGACGTACTAGTTGAACGCTTTTTCTTTTAATTCTCTTAACAGTTAAATTGTTTAAATTAACGCAAGGCCCTATTGACACTTTTACATCCTTGCTATTCATTGTCATTATTGCATATCTAAACGGTTCTATTTCCCCTCGTAAAAATATGTTAATAGGAATCATTCTATTTGATTCCCACCACCATATTTCTCCTAGATCTAAAAATGTACGTTGTTCAACTTCTGATCTTATATTAGTATAAACATACATACTTGTAACAGTTGCATCTTGATTAATTATGACACCGATATATTCTTGACCACCATATGTTACTACGCTCAGGAAGGGAAAATTTTCTTGTATATCTTTTGTTAACATGTGATTCCGATAAATATTGTTATGCAATTAGTACCTAGATATTTAGTCAAGAACACAACTACAGTCATAGCAGATATGGCAGGATTTATTACGGAGTATAGACCAGTGTATAGCAAACAACTACAAGTATATAAAGGCATTGACAATGTCTTAGATTTTAGATTATTAAACGCAGATCAAAAGCCTGTAGATATTA